CCCGCAGCGAGGCCGGTAGTTGGACTTACTCCGACCACGATCGGCGGCGAGGTGGCGTCTGGATAGGGCGCTTGCGGTGTAATGGGGCCGGTGCGTCCCGCTTGTCCCGCATACGTCCCGTAATCGAAGCCGAGGTCATCGACAATCTGCAGCGGCGGCACCATCGCCGCCGCCTTCGCGGCTTGGGTCTTGGGCGCGTAAGGCGCCACCGTGGTCGGCGCCGCGTCCGAGATCGAGCTGGTGGCGGTGGCGACATCTTCTTGGTTGCCGGGAGCGCCGCCCTGCCAATCGGTACCGCTGTCGTAGCGCGGCTTGGCGTAGTTTGGGTTAGCCGGCGCCAGCATCGCGTTGGTGATCGGCAGTGGGTAGCGCACCATGCTCATGGTCGACCTCCGTGGCGCATCGGCTCATCGCGGCGAGTGGCGCCGACGGGGCCCTTGGTGTCACTCGGGGTTTGGCCGGGCTTGTCGGTGGAACCTTTGACGGCCTGCGAGCGCGAGGTGGTTTCGTTGGCGCCGGGCGGGTTGCCGGTCGGATACGGCGTCCGCGGGCCGATGCCCTGCTCCTCGATGGTCTCGACCGGACCCGAAGAGACTTCGGCCGGCGTAACCGGACCAACGCCTTGGCTCGGGCCGGAAGCGTCTTTTTCCTGCTCGGTCAGCATCTCGTCAGGCGCGATCGACTGGGTTTGAGGCGCGTTCGGGTCCCAAGCCTGAGTTCTGTTGGCAGGATGGTTGGGATCCTGGTTGCGGTTATCATACGGCGCGGTACGGCGATCTTCGCGGCGATCGGTACGCTGGGCTTCGCGTTGGTCCTCACGCTGGTTCTCACGGCGGTCTTCGCGGCGGTCTTCCCGTTGATCTTCCCGCTGGTCGGCACGGCGAGCCTGGCCATGGCTGGAAACCGGAGGCTGCGCAGGCTGCGCAGGCTGCGCAGGTGATGTCTTGATTTTGTAAACCGGCTTGGTTTTGTTGGGGTTGGCGTCGGTCATTGGTTTCTCTCCTCAGGTTTTATGGACTGGACGGCCGGCTGATCGGCTGCGGCGGCGGGCCCGGCCGCGGCGGACCGCCGGGCGGCAGGCCTTGACCCGGTTGCGGCGGATGCTGACCATTGCCGCCGTGCGGCGGGCCACCTGGCGGCGGAGCGCCCGGCGGCGGCGGTGGTGGCCGCATCGACATCCCCATCGGGTCTTGCATCATGAACTTGGTCAGCAATTCCTGATAGCCATTGATGAGATCGATGACGCCACGGGAATGCCGCACCGGATGCAGCATCATCTTGATCATCTCAAGGGTGAGTTGGATCACCATCGGCGGCGGCAACAGCCCGGTCGCTAGCATGCCTTGGGCAGCGCCCATCACGCCGCCGATGACCTGCATGGTCTGGGCGTTGGCTTCTTTTTCGCTCGCCTCGTCGGCGTCCACCGTTGAGTCGGTTTCGATGTCGATCGAGCAGATCCGGGTGAAGTCGCTACGCAGCACCGCCATCACGGCGGGGGTGACCTCTTCGCCGGTCATTTTGGTCAAGGTCGCGGCATCGAAATTCTTGGCGATGATGTCGGCTTTGAGCCGGGTCAGATCGCGGACGAAATTGGCGACGTCGGTCTTGGCGCCCTGCATGCGCCCGGCGCCCATGGTGCCTTTAATGCGCTGCGCGGTGGCGGTCTCGTAGGGGTTGGAGGCGCCGCGGACGATGTCCGAGATCCCCATGATCTCGTAAATCGCCTGCTTTTGCTGATTGCGGCTGTCGTACAGCACTTTGAGCGCATTCACCCATTCCAGAATAGGCACCAGCCAAATGTGATTTTGCAGTCCTCCTGACATGAGGTCCACGCCATCGACGGGAAGCAGTTTGCCATCGTCGGCAGTGAGAAGACCAGCGATGTCCTTGTTGGCGGCGTTGTAGCCGCCTCTGACTTTGATCTTGTCGGTGAGATCTGAGATCCGTCGGGAGGTAGCGTCAAGGTCAGCCGCCAGAGAGGCATAGAGGTCATAGAACGCTTTCGGGATCATGGTGTCGGTGGAGGTCACCGCATAGATCGGTTTCGGGATCGGGTAGAAGCCCTGCAGAGAAAGGCTGTCAGGATCAACTCTAAGCGCGATGCCGCCGCTCTCGCGGATCAGCCAGATGATCTCTTTGGTGGATCTATTCCAGATTTCCCACACCATCGCCTTCTTGATCACGGCATCAAGGCGAGAGGCGGTTTTTGGCGCGGCCCCGCCGCCGACCGGCGACTTCGCGGCGCTCTCCTCGGTCCACTTAAAGAGATCTTGAATTTTGTTGTTGGCCTGCATCTGCTTGAGCTGCGGACTCTCGGAGAACTCGCTCAGCAACGACTGCTGATCGAACAGATGGCGGAATGCGATCCAGGAGACGTCGGAGTGCTGCCGGACCGGATCGACCAGGATGTCTTCCCAAAAAACATACTCATCGTTGACGGTTTCCCAGACTTTGGTTTCGCGGGTCTGCGGCTCACCGGAGACGGGATGCGCGAGCTGACCGCCCATCACGGGGTCATCGACGGGAATGGGCTCGATGACGGGACGCCAGCGCACCCGGCAGATCCCACGTCCCGGCAGCAGCATGTCGCGGACTGCGGATTTCACCGCCTCGTGCGAGCTCTCGTCGGCGACAACAATCTCCAACGCCTTCTCCATCACCGCAGCCGCGGTCTCGATGTCGTTCTGTTCGGGCAAGCCGGGAGCGGTTGGTTGGGGAATTGCGGGACCGAGCGCCGGAGGTCCTGGAGGAGTGGTCGGAGGTCCGCCGCCGGGGGTCTGGGGCGAAAGTTGCGGCGGCGGACCCCCTACTCCCGGAGGCAAGGCAAGAGAGGGTGAAGCGCCTCCAGGAGGTCCGGGTGGGACTGCCGGCATCGGGCCCCCAGGCGACAGTGTCGGCGGTGCGGCAGGGCCTCCGGGACCCAACGGCATGCCCGGTGCGCCCGGGGGACCCGCGCCCGGAGGTGGAGAGCCGATCCCTGGCGGGCCCCCACCTATCGGCGGCATGCCCGGCATCATGCCAGGCGGTAGCATACCTGGCGGAGGCTGCGGTGCGATCGGGTCGGCGGTCTTCTTGATAAAGCGGGACTTAACAACCGGATCCGGCGGTTTGGAATAAGCCGCCGGCAGCATCACTTCGGTGTTGGCGTACAAGATATTAAACGCAGACGCAGTGTCTTGCCGGGTCGAATAGGAAGTGGCGGAATTGTACTTGCCGCCCTTGGGCCGGGTGATCGGGATGTCGCCGCGGTAGATCTGGACGATGTCGCGGCCGCGGGCGCGCCAGGGTTTCTCTGCGCGTTCCGCGTCTGAAAGAGCCTTCTCCCACCAAGTAGTATCGATCTCGTCAGTCGGCGTAACATCAGCGCCGGGAGGGGCTGCGTCAGGACGATCGGCCTCCGGCGACGCCAGATCGACGCCAACCGGGCGTGCTTCCGCGTCACCATAGGTAGTCGTCGGCATCCGCTGATCCCCTATTACGGGTATTCGCAAGGGTACCCAGCTCTATAGGCCTATACGCCCAAACTGTCCAATTTGAAGGCGTTGCGGACCAGCAGCGGGTTTAAATCTTCGTCGTGCTCAACCCTGGCGCCGAATGGCCGGCTCATGCAGGCATAGCGAATATCGTCGACGACATGATCCTCACCCTCGGTGTCTAAGTCTTCGGGCCGGTTGTCGTCATGCTGCTGCATCGGGAGGGTGCGGATCGCATCCTTGCAGTGGTCGACGAAGAACATCATCGGATCTTGGTTGTCGTCGCCACGGAGCCGCCAGCGGACCTGATCCCAACCACCCATCCGTTTTGGCGTAGAAACACGCGAGTTATCGGCACGCCGGAAGAACACGCCGTGGCGTGCAAAGACCTCACCAATGCTCGGACCTGACACGACCTGGAATGCGGAAGGGTCCAAAATTCCGTAGGCGATGGGTTCTCTAAATCCGCGTCCATCGGTTTCACGTCGCACCACCTCTTTGGCCACGGCATCAGCCGGCAGCTTCAAGCCTTTATTTGGACCAGAGCAACCATAC